AGAACTTTTTGACTGTATATTGCCGGTGCCCAATTACCTTTTGCAAGGTTATTATAACCACCAGCTCTTGCCATAGTAGCCATACTATAGTCCTCCCTAGTTTAAGTTATGCCTCAAGATCAACCCTGCCTTCCTTCATAGCCTGATCAATCTCTGGCTCAAGTTTTTCAAAATCCCAAGGTTTGAGTTTTTGAATCTCTGAAATCTTCCACATCTTGTTATTCTGCCCAACATTTACATCTCGGCTAGTAGCCTTAGTAACTGCCTTAGCAGCATCACTCGGTCTGGTTGATTTCCTTTTCCTGTCTATTCCAACATCCACTTTATATAAATCAACAGTCCTACTTGCCCAAACAGGATCGGTATTGTTTTTAGTAATACCCTCAGAAATGCTTTTGGGCTGTTCTTTAAGCCATTGTAAAAATTCTGGTGAAGTTTTGATTCCATCAAAATCAGGATGAGTATGTAAAAGTTGTTTATAAGCAGATTGAACTTTTAACTTTTGTTCACGTTCAGAAATACGACCTATTTCAGATTGTAAATCTTCTACTTGCTTAGAAGCCATTTTGTGAGAAATAGTTTCAACAACTTGATATACGTCTGGATATTTGTCCTTAAACTGTTCTAGATCTTCATCAGTCTTAGGGGGAGCATATTGTACTTGTTTTTCAGCAACTTTACTTTGTGCTTCCAAAGTTTCCTTTTCCTGCTTCCATTCAGACAATTTCTGATCGTAGTACGTTTTAAGATCATCATATCTTTTCTTGTAATCATGCCCTTCCCTTTTTTCAGTAGGAATTTCTTCCTTATTGGGAACAGCACTTGCATTATTTGCATCCATAAAACCTTCGACTTCAGGAGTAGCTTCTGTCTTGGCCTTGACATCAGTGTCCTCAGTTACTTCAGTTTCTTCATCGTCATTTGTTAATTCTCTATCTTTTCCTTGGTACATATTTGCACGAGGATCATTTTCAAGAATGCTTGCCTTGTTGTGGTTGTTAGTCTTTTTCTTTGCCATAGTTACCTCCTTTTACAGTGCCTCTTAATTGAGGGTAGCTGTTTTTGGTTGCAGAATCCAGTGCCAGTGGCATACCGGGTAGCTGGAATTAATCAACTGCAGGCAGCAGAGAACCTGCTAAACCTACAGCTAAATTTGTTGCATGGTCATCGACCATTAAATCTTTAAAACTTTCTGTATCTTCTAAATATAACTTTCGTAAAAAGTATGGGGATATTCCTGTAACAGCTGTTGCTTTAGGGCCATAATATTTTGTAAAATTCTCAAAATATTCATCACTTTTAAATATCTTTTCTAGTAAAGGCATATGTACTTGAAATGTTCCATAATCTCTTTTATCCTCACTTCTTCTATTTTTTCCACCTTGACTTTCTATTTGAGACCAATAATCAAATTGTTTAGCATCATACATATCATGTTTTTCTAATTCATATTTAAATGCTGGTAGTACTCTTCTTATTGCTTCTTTTACTTCATTTGATGCTTCAAAATCTGTATATGCTTCATCTAAATACTCTCCCCATTCAGGACCTCTTTCTGTTCTTTCCTCATCAAGATACCTACGGTTGCTTCCTCTTTTCTTTTCTTCTGTTTCAGGATTCCAATAATCTTCATAATTTCTTTTATATAATTCTAAATTTTCTAATTCACTATCTTCATATGGTTCTATTGTATCTAACACAGTTTGTCTTATCTGTACATCTTCGTCAGGAAATGGACCTTGATATTCATCTAAATAAGTTTGCCATGAACGACCTCCTTTACTTAAAGCTACTGGCATTTCTTGTACAGGTTTTTCACTTTGCTCTTCTTCTTCTATTATTTCATCTGTTTCTTCAGCACCTAATGCATTTATTGCTTCAAGTTCATCATATCCTATTATTCTAGCTAGTACATCAGGAATAACAACTTCACCGTTTGATACAAGTATTTTCTCAGCATCTACAGGAGTTTTTCCAAAATCTAATTCTATTCCCTGTTCTTGAGCATATTTTATAGCTTTCTGGATCATGTCATTTATTTTTCTTAATCCTACTTTACGTACAGCTGCAGCATTTATTACAAATCCATCACTTTCGGCTGGAACATCATCAGCTACTCCAGAATCGTCTGCTCCGGATTGGTTTATTACACCCACTGGGCCTGCTGCTACTCCTCCGGTTGCCATATTGTTTATTGGAAAAGCTATGTATCTTTCTCCTAAAGGAGTAGGAACTTTTTTATATTCATATTTTCCTTTTATTGCTTCTAATTCTAAAGGAGTTGTTTCATATCCCATACCTTTTAATAATAAAGAACCTTCCATTGGTAAATTATATTTTTTTACATCTTCTTCTGTAAGAACCCCTTTTTCAATTAATTCAGATATAGGACTTGCACTTGGTCCATGCATTTCCTGTGTTCTTTCATCAAAAAATTTTGGAGAGCCTATTCTTCTATATGTTTCTTCATCATACCCCTTACCTTCAGGATCAAATCTATCAACTATTCCTCCTCCACTCATCATTTCCGGAGCATTTTGAGGCATTTGCCCTTCTACAGGCCTAGGAGGCATACTCTGTTGATTTTCCATACTTTGGGGTACCCTACCATCCCTCTGACCTGATTCGGGCATTCCTTGCCCATTTACGGAGCCTTTTTTTAGATCAAAACCTGCCATTTCATTCATTACTTCATCGGTAGGCTCTGGAGGGTATTCACCAGTCTCCATTTTATGCATTAATTCAAAATAGTCAAATACGTAAGGCATAAGTTGTTTTAATTTCTCTATTTCTTCCGGAGTTAGATTCTTTTGTATAAGTTCAGCTTTTTCTAACTTTTCAACTTCAGGATCTCCAGCTGTCATAAACTGAAAATCAAAGCTACCTATATCTCCCCCTCCTCCTTCTTGAGGTATTTGTCCATTAACTTGTTGTACCATTAAATATATTCCTACTATTATTGTAAATATTATTATTAACCTGAATATTTACTATTAAATTCAGCCATTGCCATTTCAAATTCTTCTTGAGAATTAAGAGGTAAATAATTTCCTGTCTCTGGATCTATGATATTTGTTCTAGGATTACCTGTAATTATTCTTTCTCCATCTGGTCCTTCATATTCCATAACAGTTCTTAGCCAAGCAGATGGACTAGGAGCACCATTTCCAACACTGTCTAATCTTTCTAACCAACTCATTCTTTGATCTCCACCCGGTTTGTGTTTTGGTAGACCTCCTGTTCCTACAGCAGCTCTCATAAATACATCAGCATTAACACCTAAACCAAAATGATCAGTCATAGCATATAAATAATCTACATTTTTTCTAGCTGCTGCAGCCCATCGACCAGAATCAAAACCATCATATCCCCAATGAGTATGTACTCTTATTTTCATTCTATCAGCCTGTAATGCTTCATCATAGGTAGTACTAGGATCACCGGGATATACTGCTTTATCAGTTTCTGTATCATATGCTCTAAATTCAACACCACCAGAAGGATCCCAATCACTTCCTCCCCCAATTCCCCATCTTTCAAGAGTTTTTGTAATTCCACTCCATCCTGTAACAAATTTTAATGCTTCGTAAGCTGCTACATAAGGAGCAAGGGCAGGGTTCATCAATGCTGCTGTTTGTATTGATCCACTAAATTTTCCTTCTGGAGTTCCACTAGAAAATGATTTCATAGCACTATACATAGCAAGAAATTTTCCTCCTAATTTCATTGCATCCTTTCCAAATTTAGAGGTTTGATCTAACCAGCTAGTGTTTGAACCATCTCCTAATCTAGATACAGGACCAGTTCCAGCAGAACCTATTGTCGTTTGAGTTCCTAACCCTGTTCCAGTCCCTCCCGGTACAGATAAACCAATATTAGAAGCAGCTAATCCTGTAGGACCTGCTAATTGTGTTATATCACCTTGTCCTGCAAGAGATGCAGGAGGTGGACCACTACTTGGCAATCTTCCTGTTGTAGCTAATCCTGTTTTTACTTGAAAAGGATATTGAACTGTAGGTACTTCAGGTACTGGACTCCATAGATCTTTAGCTTTTTTATATGTCCATTCAGCACCTTCCATTGCTAGATCTGTAGCTGGTTTTGCTCTAGGATCACTTAATTTGGCCCATTGTTTTTCAAGCCAAGAAATAGATTCAGGATCATCTGCTTTGTCTTCAGCAGCTCTTTCTATAGCTTCTCTACGACTTCGTACTACACCAGTAGGATCATCATCAATATTAAATAATGCTTCATTATCAGTTTGTCTACCTATATCTGTAATATTTAATCCTGCAGTCTCTACTCCTCCAAAACCAGTTCCTTCCCATCCAAATAAAAGATCTGGAACACCTTCTAATTGACCTAATTGTTTTTCTCTAGCTTTTTTTTGGTCTTCTGATAGAGTCCAAAGATTAGTTCCTGCTCCATAACCTAAAACATCATTTCTTCCTATAGTAAGAGGATTATCTTGTAATGATTTAAAAAGAGGATCTTCTTTTTCAAATTGAGGATCTATATCTTCTTTTGTAAGAAATTCAGAATATTGCTCTGCTAAAGATGGATCTGTATAAGCTACATTTATTAAACCTTCATTATCTACTTTAGGTTTAGATACTTGAGTTACAGAAGTAGTAAGTGGATTTATAGCCATTATTTATTTGATTTCTCTTTTTTCATTTCATCAAAATTATTCTTCAAATTGAGGAGCATTGCCAGCAAACTGGCCCTCCCCTGCAGTCGGTACACCTCCAACTCCGATTGTGCCATTACCAGAGCCTGTAAGGTCTGTTGGTTGAGTCCCTTGAGGAGTTTCTGTAGGGGTTCCCATACTTGGGGATTGCCCAGCACCGGTGCTAGGAGTTTGAGGGCTTCCTGATTCTGGTTGCTGTTCTGGTTGTTCTGGGTTGACATTTTGCATTATTCCTTTCAACATTTCAGCATAGATCTGTGCTTGATTCATATCATTAACAAGACTGTCTGGATCTATATCTTGAGATATTGCTAATTCTTTTATAAGATTAGGTATCTTAATAAATGGAGCAAGCATAGGATTTGCAACTGTTTGTAAAAGAGCTACCAATCGTTGAGATCGAACTTCTTTTTGCATTACTGAAGCAACACCTTTTGGTTTAATTTCAAGATCTCCTTCTATATCAGGATTCTCTTCATTAAACTGCATATTCCATTGAAATAAAGCTTCTCCTAATGGTTTTAAAAGATGATCATCAAGATTCTTTATAACAGTCTTAATGGATAAGCCTGCTGATCCAAGTAACATAGATAAGCCTGCTGCTGTTCTGCCTGTGCCAGTAACACCTGTCTGCCCATGCATTATACTGGGTATACCAGTTTCTTCATCTGCTAGTTGTCTAGCTTTATCATACATTTGTACATTTTCACCTGCAGTATTAGGAAACTTTATAGCATTTACTGCAGTTCCTGTAACTCCAGATTGTCTTCGGAATACCTTGCCCGGAAATATATCATAATTTTGACCGGGTACTAAAGATGTTTCATCTACATCAAATACAAGATTTCCAGCAAGAGATAGATTATCTATAGCCATACGGACATGACCATTCATCAACATCTGTGCATCTTCCATATTTTCTGGAATACCGATACCCCACACTTGATAAGGACTTATTTCATATGGAAATATTTGATAAGGAATACGTACTGGAGTAAATGGATTAGCACAAGCTCGTAGAATTTGATTTCCACAAATCCATATATTTACTTGTACTTGTCCTAACTCGTCTTCATCTATATTTGCTCCTATTTCATTCATAAAAGCAGAATCTATACTTCCCCAGTATTCTATTACTTCAAATCGTTCATTAGCACTTCTATCTAAATGATTATCATCTCGTATTACACTTTCAAAATATTTATCTTGATAATTTCCTCCTCCTGATAGTACGTCTCTAATAGCTTCAGGATTAAACATTGGCATATCCATAAGATTACGTAATTGTGTTCTATTCATTTTATGTCTTTGAATAACATAATCACAGTCTTCCATATTGGTAGCCATAGGATCAGGATAAAGATCCCAACAAGATACTGTTTCTATTTTTGGAACATCTTTTGTATAAGGAGTATATTCTTTACCTCCTTCTCCTTTATTCCACTTATGAACAGTTTTTGAAAAAGTAAAAGGACCTTTTATAACACCTGTACCTAATAAAACAGATTCAAAAATAGAATTTCGTAAAGTTGTAGTAGCATTTGTTCCTGTTAATTGATCATGAATAACTTTTTCCATACGTCTTGCTGTTTCTTGAGCAGGAGATATTTGAGGTTCTCCCATTCGTGAACGACCTTTTTGTATGTTAGTACCCTCATATTCAGATGCTATTCCACCTAAATAATCTAAATTTGTTCCGTCAGCTTGCATTGCACCGGGAGGTAAATTTCTTCCATCTCCATTATATCCATAAGGATCTACTGGTTCTGTAGGTAATACTTGATCTAATGGAGTACCCATATGAGCAAATTCAGCTACACCTTCTGGTACAGGAGTAGATTCTACTGTTATAGGAAATTTTTTGTTAGCAAACAGTATATCTACAATTTGTCCATAGGCAGCAAGTACTTTAGTTTTAGTTATTTTTATAAAAACTTTAGATTTTTCAGTAGAAGTATATTGAGTTGTAGAATCATATACTCCTCGAAAATTCTTATAAGCTTTTATCCATCGTTCCTCATGAACTTGTCTCCCATCTTCAGCTTCCTTTTGTCTTCCCTTGATTACAGAAATAAGACCGGGAGCATCATCCGGATTCAGTTCACCTGAAACATCAACAGGATCACTCATGTGTTTATCCTTTATTATTTATGAGACTTTGATTGGCCCATTATCATACCTAATTGTTTGGTATGAGCACTACCACTGGTAGATGATGATTTTACAGATTGTTCAAAAGCTCCACTGTTTTCACCCATTACATGTGAATCTAGCCCTTCACGGTGTAATGAACTCTCATTAGCTTCATTCATTTCACCTTGTTTACTCATCTGGCTCATAATATAACCTGATTTATAAGCTCCTTTTACACCTTTTGGCATTTTATACTCCTCCTTGTAAGTAAAGTTGTTGTTGTGTTAAATAATCTTCGTCATCTTCTTCTGTATCTTGTACAGGTCTTAAAACGGAATTGATTTGTTCGTCTATTGATTTTTCAGGTATTGGGATATTGGGAGATGTAATATCATCTGGTACAGTATTTTTGTATGGAGCATTATATACATTTTCTTCAGCCCACTGTGCAGCTTGTGCTTCTCCTCTTATTTGTTGTTGTTCACCCATTAGTTCATATTTTTTCATTGGTGTTCCAAATGAAATAGGACTATCTGGGTATTTATGATGAATAGCAAAATCTGATTCTACATCCATAGATTTTTCTGCAGCTGCTCTATCTTTTATATTTTGAATCATTTCACGATCTGTTTTCGTTGGAAATGCAAGAGTAGCACCTATATCAGCCACATCTCCTACAATAGGAACAATAGAAGCTCTATTAGTCCATAATCTCAATTGTCGTATATCTTCTTCATTAAGTCCCATAGCTCCAGCTATTTTATCTCCTACACTACCTTCTGGTTGAGCAAATTCTTCAGGAGAAGACATTTGATAAGCAGCTTCTGTTACTCCAATCAAACCTAATGTAACAGCCATACCTAATGGTCCTGCATACTTACTAGCTCTTTTTGCACCTTTATATTTTGAAACCCATTGCATAAATTCTTTTTGATTTTTTGATTGAGAAAATTTTATGGCCTCATCAGCAGACATATCTACATATTTATGATTAAGTTTAGCAGCTCGTGTTCTTTCATCGGCAGATAATTTTTCAAATTTTTTATTAGTTTCAAGTGCTTTTTTATCATCAGCTAGTATTTTTTCTTCTTTTAATAATTCTTTTTGTTTTTTAATATTTTCTAATTGTTTATCTAACGTTTGTCCTTCTGTTTGTGCTATACCTAAGTTTACTGCAGTTTCTATATTTTTTACATCTACAACTGCACCAAGAGTTCCCGGTGTTGTAGGTAATGCACCATAAAATGCTAATCCTGCATCAGATTTTTTCATATAGTTTGTAAATGTTTTATTTTTTAAATCATTTTTAGTAGCTATAAGTTCTTTGGTATCTGGAGAAATTGTATTATCCATCCAACCTGTATTAGTCATCCATGTATGAGGAGTACTATTACTATATGCTGTTACAACAGAAGATACTCTTGCTTGCAATTTTCCAGCATCTTCAAAATCTCCAACTTGTGTTACAATTCCATAAGCTCCTCCTGTTCCTAAATGAGGTATAGGTCTTAATGTTGCCCTAAGTCTATTTGCATCTTTAGGATGTATTCCTAATTTATTATATACATCTTCGACATGATGTCTTAAACTATGAAGACTTACATTTTCAGGTATTACACTTTTAGTATTAGGACTAGTATAAGAAATTTGTTCAGGAAATGCATTAGATAAATGTGTATTAATTCCACCTTGAAAAGATGTTTTAAATACTATATTACCTTTTTTATCTAACTGAGTAAAACCTTCAAATAAAAGTCCCTTTGTTCGACCTCCTGCTTGTTGCCTAACAATATCTAATAAAGCTGGACTTAATACTCCTTCTACATCTCCAGCTTTAGTTGCAGTAGTTATAATTTCTCCTGTAGCAAAATCTATATGTTCTAATCGTATTTTAGCCATATCCGAAGGTCTAAATCCTCCTAAATAAGCTAAACTAGCTACATTTTTTGCTGTTCCTTTTAATCCAGCTATAGCTGCAGTTATTTTTGGATTAAAATCAGGGGGAAATGTATATTTTCTTTGTCCTCCTTTTTTACTTTCTATAGTAAGAGCTTCCCAAGCTGTTTTTCCAATACCTCCTCGACCTCCTATAATAGGATCTGTTTGCATTGTTTTTTTAAGCCAAGATTTTCCTATAGCTGTACCTCCACCTTTAAGAACTTGATCAAAATCTAACTGTACCTGTCTTAAAAGAGGTATATCCCCTTTTCTTCCCTGTTCTAGTTTTTGAAAAGGACCATCAGCATCTATGAAAAAATCTTTAACTATATCTACATTTGAAACTACTTGTTCAGGTGTTAAATCAAGAATACTAACTAATTTATCATCTATTAATAACTTTGCTTCATCTAATAAATTAAATGTTCTTTTAAAAGTATCTCTTCCTGTAGCTATAAAAGGTTTAAACATATCCCTTAAAGGCACATCTAAAAAGGCTTGTGCAGGTGCTGTTGAAAGTGTACGTTTTTTAACCATAATTAATATCCAAATACTTGATCTTGTGGTTCATATTTCTGTGTGTACCTAGTCATTCTATGAGGACTGTGTACATTTACTAAAGTTCTACTCATCATCATATATCTTAATGCATCATATGCATGGTCATCAGCTTTCGTGTCCACGTCTTCAGGATTAGTTTTAGACAGAGGCAACGTGGGCATAGTTCGGATAAGATTATTGCAAGTGGAAAAAATACGAACACGAGGATTTCCATAATCATCACAAGCTAACCTTCGATGTACTTCTATCTTTCCTGCCATTCGGTTTCTGTCTGCTGGTATCCATCTTACTCCTCTTCTTATCATTGTTTCTGCTATACTAGGACCTAATCCTGTTTTATTCCAACAAGAAGAGTCCAAAGCTGCATGTTGTATTACAGGATCTTCTCTTTCCATCTCCATGATGGTATCTCCAAGTCTTTCTCCTGTAAATCCTTTGACATATAGTTCTCTATATATCCAAATATTATTATCCCAGTCAATTGCACCCCAAAGTATACAGGAAGGTGAAGCATATCCATAATCTCCTGATCTTACTCTAGCCCAACCATCTGGTACTTCAAAAGGTTCTACAACGTGCATACTTTTACTAAACTCTGTAAAGGCTGCACCTTCGGCTACATCCCAATCCCCCTCAAGTAATCTTTTTCTTTCTACTTCTGGTAAAGACATCAACATTGCTTCATATTGACCATCTTCAAACAGAAAAGGATTGTCAGTTAATCTAGCAGGTACAAACTTTCTTAAAAATAAAGGTTCATCTCCTTTTGAATGCCCTTTTGGATATTTAAGAATATCCCCACTGTCAAAATCTCTAGCCCAGAAAGGTTCATCAGGTGGTGCATGATCAAGATACATCTTTTTAACCCACCAACCCCCTACACCTCCGGGGTTTGCTGTACAACGCATGTACATATCTAAACTGGGATCTGTTGTTCTTAATCTAGATCGTAAATAATTCCATACGTATGGTGTAGGATATTGTGTTATTTCATCTATACCTATCCAATTAAAAGCTTGTCCTTGGTATCTTGTTACATCTCTATCATCATCAACATATGAAAACCATATCTTTGCTCCGGATGGAAACTCCCATGTTGATTTAGCTTGTTTAAATACAGCACCGGGAAAAGCTTTTGTATATAGTTGTCTACTTTTATCTATTAACTCTGTTAATTCTGCCAGTGTTCTTCTTAATAACAGCCCTCGGTGATTAGGATTTGATGCATCTCGAAGTACATCTGCTAACAGTGCATATGATTTACCACCTCCGGCAGCTCCACCGTATAATATATCTCTTTCTGGAGACTCTAAAAAGATAGTCTGAGGTCCTTCATTCGGTCTAAATACAACGTCATGGTCTTTTAGATGATCTCTTAATGCTTTTGGAACATGTTTTAGATCATCAGTTGTAACTACGGACCTTCCTCTACCTTTTAACGCATCATCTACCTTTTTAGATGCCTCCTGAGCCTTTTTTGCTGTTGCTCTAGCTTGTTTAGCCTGTTTGGTTAGCTTTTCAGCATTTCTCCGTTTGGCAGAAAGCTTTTTTTGAGTAGCAAGCTTGGCTCTCATACGAGAAGACCAACTGTAAGAACCTTTTGGCTGTCCTTCTTGTTTTGGTGGCCTACCTCGTTTTTTCTTTTCTTCTTCTATAGGTACAATCCTTTATTCATACGTTTTGTCAAACCGGGATTAGATATTTTTCTATTTGCAGCTGTTGATAACCATCTAGCAGCTTTAGCAGGACCAACAGTTTGTACATAGCCAAAAGCTTTATCTAATAGTTCAAGTTCTTTTTCTATAGGTTCATATACTTTCTGATCTTCAGATAACTTATATCCAAAAGGTACTGTAGAAGATGTTCTATTTACTCTTTCCATTTAACCAATCCATTTCCTCATCTGTATAAGGCCATATCACATTACTATCCAAGGTTTTTTCTTTCCTCCTGTATATTCTCTAGCATGACCTTCCTCTATAAGTTGTTGACATATATCTACACTATCTACAAAAGGCACACCTAACACTCTACCAAACTTTCCTTTCTCTTCTTTAAAAGTTTTTATTATAAATTTTTTCGGAAGAAGTTCTTTAAGTCTAGCTTTTGCAGCCAAGCCAAGAACTTTTTCTTCCTTATTTCTCGTTCTCGACTCTGGTGTATCAATTCCCAGTAATCTGACCCTTTCATTTGCGATTGTAATTTTAAAGCCAAGATCAATGCATACATCTATAGTATCCCCATCTATTACTCTTATTAAATTGCATCTATACTCATACATCTATAGTTTCCACATTTATTTTCTTTAATCATGTCTAACTTTTCTTATACCACCACCTTTGGCATATTTTTTAATTGCACCACCTTTGTTAAGTGCAATTCTAACTGTAAAGTTAACTTTTCCACCTCTTCCTTCATCCTTTTCAGCTCTTACATCTAAATTAACTCCGGGTGCTATATTATATCTATTTCTAAATATAGCCTTAGCATCACCTGCATTATTAGCTTTAATAGTCTTTGTAAGAGTAAGCCCTTCTAGTCCTAATGGATCTTCTACTTTAAGTTTATCTGGATCTTTCCAACGTAACTTACCTAATTTTGTATCTGCTACTTTTAATTCAGCCATATTAATTTCCTGCTAAAGGATTTGATAGTGCTCTTTCAAGCTTAACATCAAATCGAATTTCTAGATCTTTCATTTGATCTGTTAAAAAATCTTGTCTACGTTGTGCTTCTTCTTCTAGTGCTGTACGTTTTGAATCGAATCTATCTGAAGCATGTTGTATCAAACTATTTAAATTCTTTCCAGTATCTGTAATTACAAATTGCATATTTGTTTCTAGATCAGAAATCTTACGATGTACATTTCTATTTAACTCTCTATTATCTTCTACTATTTGATCTATATTATCCTGTACTTTATACATATCATTTTTTAAATCAGTTTTAATAGTTCTAGCACTATCCTGTGCTGAAGTTACTAATTCTTTTATAGCTTCTAATTCAACATCTACTTGTTTTTCTAAACTTGTTATAGTTTCATTAATAATTCCTATCTCTCTATTAAATCCACTAAGATCAGGTTCTACATATAAAGCAATCTGTTCTTCCATTGCTTTCCATCTAGCATACACTTCAAAACCTCCCCAGATACCACCTCCAAGTGTACTCAAAGCTGTAAGTATTGCTATTAACTTACCTCCCCTGAACTTTACTCCTCCAAACTCTACTTCACTACTCATATTGCTGGCTTATCATCTTTTCCATTTGTAAACTTGATCGAACTGATATATAATCAGATAAAGGATCAGGCAAGTTATTATTAGTGTATATTTCTTCTACAGCATACCAATTTGTTTGTGTTATTATATTCTGTTGTTGATATGTTCTTATATCAGGACCAAGAGCATTTACAAGTGCAAGAGTTGTTAATTGAGCTACCGGATCGTAATTACTTGGTAGAGCAGCCATAATCTCTTTTGCTTTTTCCTGTTTCTTTTCTTGTTCCTTTGTTGGTTTATTTTCTACTACTTCTTTTATAGGTTCCGGTTCCTGTTTTTCTTCCACTTCTACTTCGTCTTTAGCAGCCTCTTGCTGTTCCGGTTCAGATTCTTCCTTAACTTCTTCTTTAATTTCTGGAGTTTCTGTTTCATTTTCAGCAACTTCAACAGTCTCTGTTACTTCTTCTGTAGTTTCTGTTGGCTGTTCAGTTACTTCTTCTACAACTTCCGGTTGTACTTCTATTTCTACAGGAGCTTCCATTTCTGGCATTTTTACTTCAACAGTTTCTACTTCTACTCCTATATCTTCTAACTCTGCTACCAATGTCTCTACTTCTACCATTACTTCATCAAGAGACATGTTATCTATATCCATACTTTGAAAAGCTTCTTCTAGTACTTCTATCGGCATAGTATTTGGCATCTCATCTAGCTGTACATTATCTATTTCTACTGGCTCTAACTCGAATTGCATAACCATGTCCATTTCTTCCATCATGGTATCCATTTCCTGTTGTTCAGCTACTGTAGAAGAATCATACGTATCCATTAAACCTAAAGTTATCTGCTCTTCCATCTGAGTAGGCTGTACAACTTCTATCCAAGTCTCCACTGCTGTAGTAATCACATTATAATTAACAGTATATGCTACGTTATCGAAGAAATAATTCTTTTTACCACCTATTCGGATAAATACCTTATCTAAATCTCCTGCAAAATCATGTGCACCTGAATATGTAGTAGGTGTTCCTGTATTATCTAATGTAACTTGTCCAGTATCCCACTGTAACACATTATCATTATATCCCTTAGTCTGAAAATATCCAGTAGTATTTGATTGAGAATGATACATCTGTAATTGCCATTCTAAAGCACCACCTTCTGATATGTGAAAATCTTCTATATTTACATATTGGTCAAAAGTAGTTAAGGAGTTTGATGTTCCTTTTCCACACTTACCAGTACCAAAATATGCATTACAATTTGGCATACTCGCAGGACCTAGCCCACCCCAATCTAGATCCATATCACCCTCGTAACGACTGGTTACGACACCTGTTTCACTATCTAATAGATCTCCTGTTGATTTATGTTCAACAGTAACAGTAGTTTCAGTAACTGTGTCTATATGACCTTCACCTAAATGTTCTGTTTCTACTTCTTGGGTAACAGTATCACCCTCTTCTAACATCTGTGCATTAGAGTAATAGGAGTAGAAGAAGACTACCAAGGCCAATGCCCACACCGACTTCTTCATCAGTTATTTCCTCTTGTTTAACATTGTCTTTTACCCACTGATCATAATCAGGTCGTTTTTCAGGATTACTAGCCCACTCTTCAGCAGCCTCTAAACCAATTTTTCCATGAAACGGACAGGGGGTGCCTGCCATTTCCATTGCTTGAAATACTCTGGCATCTTGACAGAGGAGAGCAATAGCTCCTACTTTCATGCCCATTCTATACATAGCTCTACTGAGCTTTAATCTTTCACAATTTAAGTCTTTTATTGCTGTTCCACCAGCTATTCCTAGAATCTGTGTCTGTACAGCAGCAGAAGCTGCATAACTACAAACGTCTTGATTGTTAATTACTATTGATGGAGCATTTGCTGTACTTGGTGTTCTATCTACTGTAGTAGTTCCTGATACGGTTGAACTTGTGCTAGTAACAGTATTAGTATCGGCTGCATAAGCACCTGAGAACAGCATCAGGAATACTAGTAGATAGAAAAATATATGCATTAATAATAATTAGACCTCTGCACAAGCATAGCAATTAATTTCCAGACCTACAGATACTTCTTTAACGATTGGTGATTTCCACATGTTTATTATTCCTCTATTGTTACGGTAGGCATTTCCTTCTTGGCAGGCATTAACACCACACCATGAAGAATCTTACCTTCCATTTCTACTTTTTCTTGTTTTCCAATACCTACTCGATCAAGTAGGGTTTGAGCTGCTTTTAGACGCAACTCGGCTCGTGGATGTTCACCCACATCGTTCATTCCTTCTACTACTCTGTTTATTGCTTGTACAGAATGTGCAGCCAGTTCTGTTTTAGCTGCTTCTAATATCTCGTCTGATAGTGTTTTTAACAATAGGCTACGTGAACTTTTAGAATATCCAGCTTTTTCTAGAGCTAGATTTATGTTACCACCAGTGTCAAATAGATTGGACAGAAATGATTTCTGTTTATCTGTTAATTCTTTTTTCTTTTCTGCTAGTATACCACTGTGCTGCATTAGTAGTTCCAACTTCCTTTGTATACTCTATATGGACTTATATAGTTTTTAGTATCAGCACCAGATTTACCTCTAGTCTTTACAGCATAAGAAGCTGTACCTCTTTTTTTCTCTGTTTGATACCTTCTTTTTTTCATTATTGTACCCCTACCTGTTACATCTCCATAGGCAGGTCCTTGTAAAGCATCAGCTCTTTTTAACGATGGTATTCTATCAAAAAAATAAGGAAGTATTTCTTGATCTATTATTTCTTTCATTTGTCGAGTGAACCATTTTGGAACCATATCTTTACTATTTTTAGATTGATAGAATATATAAGGATGATCATGGTACTGCAATACTGTTTGTATAGCAGTACCATGATATTTATCATTTAATCTTTTTCTTAAACTAGGATCATTCCTAACTAATTCTCTAAATCTTCTAAATCCTCGATGTTGTAATTCATGATCTAATGTCTCTAATTGCTTCCAAGCTGGTTTTAATTTAGAAATATTACTTCTAGTTTTTACTTTTTTTACATAGGAAGGACTCCATGCAAATTGTTCTCCTTTTTCTTTTGAAGGCTGAAACTTTAAATCTCTTATTGATTCAAGTTGACCATAATCTGTTGGTTGAGTAAATACATTAAACGTATCCTTTTCTCTTGGAATCAATCCTATTAAATCTTTTACTTTTGAAACTGCATGATAACCTGTTCCTTTACCCTTTCTCTCAACTTGTTCAAATGTATAAGGATGTCTATATTTCTTATCTCCATATGTTCTCATCCTATCACTTGACCATCTAGGTGGTCCATATTTTAATTCATAAGTTCTTCTTGTACCAGTCATAGCTTCAGTATCTGTACGTTTAGATTCAGGAAATTGTTCTTGTGCTTTTTTGTACATATCTTCATAACCAATTTCCTGTAAATTACCATGAATATGAGATAACCTTGGATCAGTTTGTCCTTGAGACCAAAAAACTCCATGCAAACTTGGGTCAGGTATTTGAGTTTGTACTATTCGAGGTTTTTCTGTACCATAATCAGCACCAATTTTTCCCATAGGATTAAGTGGAGAGTGCATAAAATATTCCGTATTTATTGCATCTATACTTAATGGATTAGGTTCTACTTTTACTTTTTTCTTCTTCTTTTTTGGTGTATTACCATAATTCCAAGTTCTTTGTTTACGTGCCATCAGTAGTTCCAACTTGTTTTTTTTCTTTTTCTTCTTTTAGTTTTAGGAGCAGTAGGTTGCACTATACCTCCTCCGTAATATCCAGCTCTAGGTGTTAATTGATTCATTTGTTGTTGTCTTATCTGTGCATCTTCTGCAGGAAAAGGATTTTGAGGATAAGGTAATTCTGCAGTATTTTCTTGATCTAATGATGAGGGAATTAACAAAGTAAGAATACCACTTGCTCTAGCAAGCACACCTCTTGATAATAAATTTGATTGTCTATTTCCTGAAAGTATTTTTTCAATTCTTTTGTTAGACTCTCTAACTCTTCTATCAGACTCTCTAAAAAGTTTCCGTGATACTCTATTTTCTTCAGTAACCCTTTTTCTAGTAGCTCTTTCTACTTCGTCAAAACTGGATTCTAACTGATCAAGTAAATGATTTCTTAACTCAGAACTTGATATACCCTTTTTCATAATATTAGAGGGTATATTAGTATTTTTCCATGTTCCTCTAAATTTTGCACGTAAGTCCTTTACAAAATTTTGTCTTGCATTTTTTATCTTTCTTTTAATTTTAGGAATCCTATAAGCTTTCCTATACCATTTTATTAAATCATCTACATTATCAAATCTTGGTGCTTTTGGTACATTTTTAGGAATTTCTTGCATAGCCTATATCCTACTTGTTCTTTTTCTCAGAACTGGTATCCTCAGACCATTCAACATCTTTAGACCAAGGGTCTTTTACTGTTGCATCTTTTACTTGAGGTTTTACTTTTTCTACTTCAGCCCAAGGGTCTTTTACTATATTACTTGCTACCTGTGTTCTTCGTACAGGATTAGCATATGGTTTTCCTGTTTTAGTTAAAGCCATCTATATCCTATCTCCCTGTTCCTGTTGCCAACGTAAATCATTCTGATTAGGTACAATCAGCTCTGGATTTACATCAGGAGTAATTCTCCATTCGTTGCTGTCCTCTGGTGTTCTTTGTGTGGTATCACAACCGGCATATTGTATCGTAAGATCTTCCGGTTTATCTTTATCAAAGTCTATAATCTTATCAAAATAAGGGCCTGCCTGTGTTTGGAATGTGTACAGCAACATTCTCTGGCAGTTGTCAGCTGATACGTTCTTAGCATATGGTACTGATTCAAATTGTGTACAGACACCGTGTAAGCACATGACCAAGGTTGCTACGTAGTAGACTATAGGCATCTATTTATATCTGGCCTTACGTACACCACCACCCTTGGCATATTTTTTTACAGATCCACCTTTTTTGAATGGACCAAGGTCTCTTATATCGTTTACTATGGTTGCCCCCGGCCAATTCTTTCCTGTTAATCGTTTATATCTTTTTTGGTCAAGGTCAGATATAGCTTTACCTTTTTCACCCATTGCTATTTGTCTTTCTATTCTGGCTATAAATTTCTGATCGGAATCGGATATAGCTTTACCACCTTTGTCTTGATCTGCATCAGATAGGGTTCTTCCATTAGACATACTCTTCTCTCCATATTATAAAATTAGGCATAGATTCAACAATCCCTTTGCTGTCTTTCTGTTATACTTTGTGAAATTTTGAATAGATCTATGCCCTATATTCTCTATTATACACCGTATAGTAAACTTGTCAAGTAAAATCTTAAAAAATACTGGTTTAATTGTATAAAAAGTACAAAAAAATAAAAAAACACTTGACAACTTGCTGATTTGGGTGTATAATAAAGATAACTCCTTTGATTGAGGGTTTAATATACCCTGTACCCTATCTAGGTACAGCAAGGGTATACCTACGTACAGCAACCGTTCTGGTTTAATTGTTGAATTTTAGTAAAAATGTGTCGACATTGCATACGTATACATAGAGGTACCCCAGTGGCTCATGCGTACCCCCGAAAAAGAATGGCAGAAATTCAACATTTCACATTAATAATTATACTCGCTTTCCCAACTACAACCAACTATCCAACCTTCATATTTAATTAGGTGTAATTAGGTAGTTTATTAATGCATCATGTGAAATATATTTTTAGTATAGATGACAAATTATTCTATACTAGTTTAATAGTTATTGATTACAAGGCTCTTGTTTAGGTTTGCGAACAATACACCTACACACAACCTGAACAATATCAAATATTTACGAATTATCTATCTACAAACTGGGCAAAGAAAAAGCCCCCGTAAAACTTTCGTAATACAAGGGGCTAGTTCTGGGAGAGTATTTGTATATTTACCTATTTACAGCAACAGTAATAACAGCATTAATATTGTCATTCTTTAAACCCCTTATGATATTCAGCATCTCTTAAAATAGAAACACCAACGAAACAAAGTATTCCGATAGCAAACTCTAAAGAAAAGATAAGAAAAGTAAATAAATCTAAAACACCAAAGTAAGCAGTAAAGCCCATGCTAGTTACAGCATGAAAAACAGCAATTGAACCAATTATTTTCATAAATAATATCATGATATACCACCGTTGAAGTAAGCAAATAACAGAATTACAGCAATGAAACCCCAGACGAAAAGATTAAATACTATTAAAAACTTAACTAGCATTGTAAAAATCTCTTATTCTTTTTACATCTGGAATAGGAAAGCCACCAGAAGTTTCCTTGTAATTTTCAATTGGTCTTTTTACATTCCTATCAATAGTCCATTGTGTAATTTTACTTCTAAACTTGTCCAGATCAGAAACAATATTTATATTATTTAAATCTTTTAAAATATATGTGCCGTTGTTAATCTTTTTTCTGGTTTGTTGTGTAGTCTCTGCAAGGAATCTCACTCTATATTTAGACGTAGTAGTGGAATAATTCCATGCAGTACTGTCTAGAAATATAAGACCCGTATTCAAATTACGAACAGCAATTATAGTCTTATAAGATTGAAACATTTCTAAACTATAAATACCTATTTTAAAATTAATTATAAATTGATTTGCTACGGGCAAATTTGAAACGTTACTTGTCATATTTTGTACAATCATCTTTTTGATCCTTTATGTTAAATTATAATTGTGTACAGAATAATTCTAAAATATGAAAAAGTCAACTAAACATAAAAAAAGAGCAAGTTAGATATATAACCTGCTCTTTCTTTTTTTAGGTAGTCGGTTTATTTCATATCATAAACTCTCCTCTCATTTATCAAAGGATAAAAAACAAATACAATAGAAATACAATAATTATAATTAAACATAATCTATAAATGGTAAGTATAATATTAATCACTAGCTATGCCACCAATTGTAATTGTAGCCAATCCTGACTATCAAGCATATTTCTGACAGAAATTTCTCTTTCTTTTTGTACATTAGCTTTCTGACTGCCCTTCCTTCCCATTGACACTTCGACAAGTTTTCCTTTGCTGTTTTCTCGTTCAAAAGTTTCATCAGTGTGAGTTGACCAATGAGTAACAGCATTGTATAAACCCCAAAGAGTAGAACCATTACTTATTTTTTCCTCATTAAATCTATGTAAAAGATAATCACAAAGATTTGTATTAACAAGTTTAGTGTCGTACCTTTGTTGTTTATATAATTTAGTGTCTAGTTCTGGTAAATCATTGTTTAGAGCTTCTCCCGTATCGGAACGAAGAATAGCCTTAACGTAACCTACTTTATCTAAATCAGCTAAAGTACTAACAGCTTTATTTTCTTTTTTACAAATAGTATTTGCCAACAACCTGACAGCATCCATGTCAGAAATCTCGGTAGTAGTCCATCTCTTAAACTTCTCTCCATGATTAGTATACATATTCAAAGTTTCTGAAATTTTAGAAACTGCCGAATGGACATTTAATCCTGACGTATGTTTTTTATATTCATGGTAAAACCGTTGACCTCCGAACACCAAAGTGTTTAAACACAAGGAACGAAATGCACCCGTAAAAGTTTGAAAAGCCCAAGATCCATCTATAGAATTAAAAATATCGGTTCTTAAGCAAACATCATCTCCCTCTTTTACTTTTGTTTTATGGTCAAGAAAATGAATAGTTCTTTTAGCCTTTGCACCATTATCCCAAGTACTATCTACTATTTCTAGATTTCCTTTAGATACATCATCCTCTTTTAATTTATCGGTGTATATCTTGTACAAGTCAATGTGTGGTACTGTTTTATATCGTTTGCTATGATTACCGATAAAATCTCCCGTATCGGAACGAATAACAGCTTTCCTTTTTTCAGCTTGTACATATTCACCGTTAAAGTTATAAAACAATGGCTCTTCTTGTACACCAAAGTCAAACAAACTAAAATCATTTAAGTCATTATGTTTATGAGTTTCAGGTAAAACATGAGTTCCTGTCCCCATAATATTATTACTATCCAACATTTTAAAATCCTTTCCTGTATAATGTTAAAAATATAATCGTATACAAAATATAATTAATTGCAACCACTTATTTTATTATTATTTTTATTCTGTACAGAAACACTTTTAATTTTTCCGAAATCCCCCACAACATGATGCCTGAGAATAGTTCCTATATCTAATCCCTTTGCAAAATCTAATATTTGTTTTCCTTCTGTATAGGTAGATTGACTGACATTTTTTCTCGTATGCTCCCATTGTAACCTTACTCTTCCAAAAGTCCCGTAGCAACCACCTCCCTCTTGTTCACCTACCAATTTCTTTTGACTACCATGGGCATGAAATACAATGACAAAATCTCTGAGCTTTCGTGTACACAGCTGACAATTTTTACAGGTTATCTTTTTATTATATTCTGCTGGACACCTGACAAATTTTACTCCTTTATGAACAAAGTTTTTTCTGACATTTTTATCTGACAAAGTAATAGTTGTAGGAAACATTTTCTTATGTACAGCAATTGCATCATCTAGATTGTCGGTTGATCTATTAATAGTAGTAGTATTTTCATTTACCTTTACATCATGCAACAAAAACAATTTATCTAGTGGCTCGTTTTCAAGTTTGAAATGAGTAAATGTAAATGCTTTTCCTTTTTTTGGTACTGCATTAAGTACAGCTTTTAAATAGTTCCAATTTATCTCACTTGTACTTTTATCCTGTACAGGATTAAGAGGACATATTTTGGGGCAACTACCAAAAACATTTTCTATACCAGAACGATAGGTTACAGCAATATCGGTAGTTTTTAATGCCTGACTTTTTCTAACTAGTTTTAGCATTTTTTTTTGCTTTTTGTTCGGTTATATGTACATAACCATTTTTAATATTAACTGATATTTTTTTCCCTGTACTTAAATGATAGCCGATTCGTTCATTCATTTTGATTAGATCTTTTTTAGTTTGTACAGGAATAACTTCATGTAATTTAGATTTTTTCATTTTTATATTCCCTCTTATCAATTG